GAATCATGCGTATGGTAAATATGTTCATAGCCCCTGAGCTTCGCCAGCTCGATTATTGATAGCTGGAAGTGTTCTTCATTCACTACCATAATTTATTTACCTCCAAATTCATGACCGACTGACTCATTCTTTTAGCCGCTATCTCGCAATACTTCTCTCCAATCTCGATGCCGATAGCCTTACGACCTAAATCCTTGGCTGCTCGCAAGGTAGTGCCGCTTCCCATGAAGGGGTCGAGGATTGTCGATGGTTCGCCTGCCTGCTTGATACACCACTTCATCAAGGCTAAAGGCTTTTGTGTGGGATGCCAGCGATAATCCTTATCTTTCATGTTCTGCTGGAGCATGCCATTCCAGCGCCATTTGAACATACGCACAGCTTTACCCAGATTTGTCCAAGCTAGTTCTGCATCCGCAAAGTCTCCCGAATTATTGCTGGCAATTATCATTGACCCTTCCGCCTCACATCTACACCCTTGTTCACTACAGCCTTGCTCATCCCTTTATCGGCGAACCTCGACCATAATCTCTCCGGTAGCTCATTCGGCGAGCTGTTGGTTGTGAGTACTGTCAACAGATATTCCCGATAGCGATAATCCAATACCTCTGTCAACCGGCTGGCTTCCCAATCACTTGCATACTCGGTTCTCCAGTCGTCCAGTATTAGCGCCTCGGTTTCCTTCAGTGCTTGTATTTCATCCTCAAGCGTATGAGTGGATATAGCCCTACGGCACTTGGCCATAAGATCGGCAACATCATACATCCTCGCATCACACCCGCGCTCGGCCAATGCTGTAGTGGTAGCATTGCACAAGTGGCTTTTCCCATTCCCCCGTCCTCCATAAATCAGTAGCCAGCAATACTTGGCCTGCCCCGATGCAAGTAACTTGGCTTCCTTAATAGCCTCTACAGTGCCCGTAAGAGACTTGAAGGTATCGAAGGTCTGCGGCTGTTTCTTTGCCCTATGGATGCGAGTAGGGTCGTGGCCTGCTTTATAAGCTCTGCGAGATTCATCCAGGCAACCTGCGGCTGCGCACGGAAAAGCCTTGCCAAATTGAGGATGATCGTACCCAACATCCAGAACAAACCAGCCAAGCCCACGGCACACACTACAATCAGGATCCGGCCCATAACCCAACGGCCTCCCGGTTTTATCTACCCATTCAGGATTATGGGGCACTTCCTCAACGGTAGTCGTCTGGGTCCTTATATTCTCTCCGGCTTTGTGCATCAAGTCGCCTAACTTTTCCATTGCCCTTATCCTTTCTATCCCAACTTAATATCGCAGCATAGTGGCTCTTGTATTTGTAGTCTTTGCTGGCTATCCCATGGGATAAGTCCTCTATTCGTTGCCCTAGACTATCCCCGAATTTATCTCTAAGTTTCTGGTATTCCTCAGCAGTTAATAGAACATTTCTAAATTCTCCATACTTTCTTTTGTATAGTTTCTTTTGTATAGTTTCTTTTTTCTTTTGTAGTTTAGCAGTACTGCTAACTTTTGTTGACTGTTCTGCTAACTTCGGTTGACTGTTCAGTAAACTTTGGTTAGCTATACTGCTAACTATTGGTGGGGTTGACTGTTCTGCTAACTTTTGCCATTGTTCCCAATCTTTCTGAATAGAGAGATGCTTATCATTGCGCTCTATGATGCGCCTTTCATGTAGATTCCGCAACACCCTAGACACTACTGTCTTGCACAAGCCAGTGGCCTGTTGTATCTGAAAGTTAGCAATACGGTCAACTTTCTTATTAAAACCATAGGTCTTGCGAATGATATATAGCAAGACTTGCCATTGGTTTGGGGACAACTGTATTCTCATAAGTTGCTCCAATAACTCATTGGCTATACGGGTATGCCCATTCTCAAGTTGGGGCTTGGCCATTTATATCTCGCTATTTACCCCGGGGAGTATCCCAATACGGCGTCTTGCA